GCAATAAACATAGATGCTACGCATAACTATTACATGACACAAGCACCATATGACTTACAGTTAACACACAACGGTGTTTTTCCAGTAACTTTTAAAGCCGCAGGTGGATTACTTAGTATCAGTGAATATGTTGACAACGCAGTGTTTAGTATTGATAAACTTAACATAGGCATTGCTGGTATTGTTCCATTAGATCCAAGTGAACCATCAGCAATGATTCAAGCACAAAGTTTACAATACATTGACAAGCCAGTTACAATTTACCGTGCATTTATGTATGAAGAACGTATAGCACATCAAACTACATTGTTTAAAGGTTACATTGATACTATGAGTGTAAGTTATGCACCACAAGGTGAATCAACACAAGTAAGTATTGATATTAGTAGTCATTGGACAAACTTTGACAGAGTAAGCACACGTTATACAAACACTACAAGTCAAACAGAATTCTTTCCGGGTGATAGTGGATTTGAATATGCAGTTGATATTCAAAAAGAAGTTACTTGGCGGGCAAATGCGTAATGACAAACGCAGAGCAAATATCAGTGGGTTTATGGATAGGTAAAAAGCTAAATCAAAAATATGTGCGTGGCAAGAATGATTGTTGCACACTGTTTATGGAATATCATGATCATATGCATGGCACAAATACACTGGACAGCATCTTTAATAAATACACTAACAAAACAGGTGCTATTAGAACTGCACGTAAATTTAAGATTACTAAAGAATGGTTACCAAAACAAGGTTACAAACAAGTAGACAAACCAAGAACAGGTGACATTGTTATAGTAGAAACAGGTTTATACCCAAGTGGATATATAGTTTGCATGGATCTTGCATGGACTAACGTAGATAAACAACATAGAATGCAGAGATTTGCACTAGTAAAGCCAGACCAACCTCACAGTATATGGAGACATCAAGCGCATGAGTAAAGAAGTAATAGGAAAATTGTTTAAGACCGTTGTACAAGGTGCATTTCAACAGAACCAACAACGTAAAGCAGAAAAGAAACAAGCCGCTCAAGCTTCAGCGGGACGTAGCAATGTTATGGTCAATGTGCAATCAAACAATGATCCAATTTATCCATTGTATGGACGCCAACGCATAGGCGGAACTAGAGCTTATGTTGAAGCAAGCAACGGTGCTGGTGCAAGACAAGGCATTGATGCAGACGGTGAAGCAACAAATACAACACACTTAAACTTAATACTTGCTATGTGTGAAGGTGAGATTGCTGAAATAGAACAGTTATGGTTTAATGATACTATTGTTTGGGACAGTGCTGTTAACGGAACTAAAACAACTTTAGCAAGTGGTGGATTCTCATTAGAAAACTTTATGGCTGGCACAAAATATTCAGGCGCAGCAATGTACATTGCTTGGTATCCAGGATCAGAAACTCAAACAGTTGATACAACTGTAAGTTCAAGTGTTGGAGCCGCTGCGTGGGGAACTAGCAACAGATTACGTGGCATTAGTTATTTGGCAATGAAACTAACTGCAAGTGAAAAGTTTGGCGGACAGTTACCAACATTTAACGCAACATTGGCTGGTAAAAAGATATTAAATGTAAGCACACTAACTAATGGTGATACACTTGCAGACATGTTAGCAAGCAATTACGTATATACTTCAGATTCAAATCCTGCAGACGTACTATATGATTATTTAATTAGTCAATACTATGGAAAAGGATTAGATAGAACAGCCAATGAAACATGGACAGTTGGAACAAACATTAATTTAGCAAGTTTTAAACAAGCTAGAATAGATTGTGATGCCGCACGTAGTGGTGCAGGATATCCAATAAATGGATTCTTACAAACAGAAAAACAAATATTTACTAACATTGGTGAAATAATGGAAGTATGTAACGGCATGACATTATTTGTAGATGGCTTTTATGAATTCCGTATTAAAAAGAAAAATGAAGAAGTTGCTATACCAAGCAGTGCAATATTTGATAAGAAAACTATCATTGGTGAGATTGCATTAAGTTTGCCTGTTAAAGCATCCAAACTAAACAAAATAACAGGCACGTTTAATAATGCCGCTAAAAAGTGGAATGATGATTTAGTATTGTTTAAAAGTGATGCATACATATTAGAAGACAATGGCAGTGTACTAGAAGAACAAGAAGAATATACAATGATAACCAACGCTACCTACGTTACAGATTTAATTACACAAATGGCAGAACAAAGCAGAGATATGTTCACAGTAAATTTTACAGCGGCTCATGTTGCACTACTACTTAAAAGTGGTGATGTTATTGAAGTTAGAAATGATGACTTAGGCTGGGGACTTGGTGCAGGATTAACACGTAAATACTTTAGAGTGCAAGAACTTAAACTATCAGAAGACAACAATGTTGATATAACTGCCACAACATACAACAGCGCATTGGAGTTATAAGATGAGTAGAATTACATTAAATACAGGAACACAACACCAATATACTCCCAGTGGTGTAGACATTGAAGGACAAGTTAACTTAAATAAATTAAGTGATGTAACAATAACCCAACCACTACTTGATAATCAAATCTTAATATATGATACTACAACCAGTCAATGGGAAAACGGTGCCGCAGGTGATGTTACAGTACTTGACTTAGAAGATCTTACAGATGTAACAATAACAGGCGTAACAAATGGCCAAGTATTAAAGTATGACACTGCCACTAGTAAATGGGTTAATGGAGCAGACAGTGCAACAGTGGCAATGGCTGATATTACAGATGTAACAATAACAGCCTTAACAAATGGCCAAGCATTGCAGTATAATACTACTACCAGTAAATGGGAAAATGCAGACATTATAGCCACAGTTGTAGACGGCGGAACATACTAACAACATGTAGTCAGTTTAGGTGTCTTAGACGCTCAACAAGGGCTATATATAGCGTAATAATAACAAGGACATACTAATGAGCATGAACCCCATGAACAAGAGCGTAACGCAACTTAAAGCCATATTTTACAGGGCGTTAGCAAAAGACAACTACAACAAATTAATTCATTTTGTAGTTGTTGACCATATAATAGAACCAATGCCAGGCCGGTATGTTGTTTATAAATTTTACAAAAAAACTAGTGCTAAAGCTAACAACAGAATAGCAATTGCCACAGATTGTGCAGACATAAAAGATTGGCTAACACTACACAGCATGGTTAAAAAGTCTACTAAAAATTCAGTACATTTTACACAATCAAAAAGACATGGGTGTTGCAAACTTAAAGTTAATGCTGAAGTAGGACAACACAGTGATCAAATACAAGATGAGATTATGCGTTTACTAGAAAGCGGTGAAACAATGGCAAACATTAGTAGAAGTATGGGATGCACAGTTCCTAACTTGTATTACCACAGAAAAAGATACAAAGAACGTATGGCTAAACAACTAGAGGTTGACAAAACTTGATTTATAGTGTATAAATATATATAACAAGTTAGAAAAGTCTGTATTACTCATAGGTTATTTGTTTTCTTTACAAAACAACATAATTAATACTTTTAACTTGCTAGTTGTATAAGGGTTATTACGTAATTCATGGACGTACTCCAAAAATGCAATGTTTAGTTAATTATATCTCTAAACACTTGTGCCACAGCAGATGAAACTGCCCAATACTTTATACAACGGTTTTAACCCTATGCACTGATTTCCACAAAAAAACTACGCATAGGGTTTTTTCTTGACTTCAAAACCACGGTTTTAACTTGACAACTACCGGTTTTTGTGCTATACTAATAAATAGTAATTATAATAAAGCATATTATTTTATAAAAAGGAGAATAACATGAATACAAACATACAAACATTCTTAGAAAACTATACCTGTGAAGAAGTGCGCCCTAATCAATGGGTTGGTGACTTCACTAAAACCCGCACCCTACATAAAATACGTGATAGCCTAACAGACGCAGACTGGGAAGATCTTAAAGACTTTGCAAGCACTGGCTTTTGGCAAATGCCTGTTAACTTACGTAGTTCAGCACAACTCAAGTTTGATAAATTTGAACATTGGGCAAGTGACAACGGCGTAAGTAATTACAGTTTTCCAACAATACTTGACGCCGCAATGAATACATCACAACAACGTTATGCACAAACACTTATATGGGGTGTTCTTACCAGTTGTATTGAAGCTGGCTATTGGAGCATGCAAGAAGAAAATGCGTAAACAAAACACTATTAAATTAGAACGGCGTATGAGCAGTCTTGCTAACAAATACTATAACACAACTGACATAGATAAACTAACACCAACACAACTAGATAAAGTTATAACTTGGGCTATGAATTGGAGTCCAGATAAGGGCAAAAACAAAGCAAAGAAATATCAAAAGGCAATTACAGGCGGAACAAAATACTTAAACTCAGCGGCACAAACAACAAATATACTTGACAAAACACATAAAGTAAGTTAAACTATAATACTAACATTGGCTAATACAAACAACCCCCACAGAACCCTTTACAAATCAAACACAAGGTTACGCACGCCAGATAATATAGTGCTAGGCAACCCGGACATAGACGGGCCCTGTAAGGTTATTTGATTACCTGATTCAAGAGACTACCTGTGCTAATGGCACAGATGCTCTAAAAGACACCCCGTTGGGTAGTGCTTTTCTCTTGTCTTAACAGTGGTAGATACAGTAATGTATTGAAATAGCAAATATATACTAATATTGGCTAAGTGAGAGGGATACACAATTCAGCCCTCATGTGCATTACAGTAACTTCTGTATTGGTTGTAATGCATTGCGTTAAAAGAGACACGCTTGTAAAAGGAGACAGCAAAACCTGCCTTTCCCATTGGGTTAAGTTAATACAGTAAATGACAGATACTTAAAGTATTTGATTTTTATAGTTACGCTAATAGCGTGACTATGACTTCAAACTTAAAGATGATATAATTATTATCTAATAAATGACACATAGTTCCACTTAACTAATGAGATAAGAAGAAGTAAATATAAACAGAAAAAACTCTTTAGAGTTTTGATGTTTTCTCTCTGTAAGAGAGATGTGTAAACAACAACAATAACAATGGAGAATAATGATGAATAAACCTACAGAAAAAGACGTATACAATCCTAGTAAGAAGTCTGGTGAAACACTGGCATTAGAAGCAATCCTAGTAGAATTAAAACGTATTGCAGATATCATGGACAGAAAACTTAAATGAAAATGGAGCTAAATATGAATATAACAGTAGAAATATACAGTTGGATAGATGACAACAGAGTAATAGAACTAGTAGAATACACAGACACAGACACCCTTGATAAAGATATAATGTTACGCAAACTCAGTGGAACATGGGTTGGACATAGAATATTTGGCATGAGCATGGATGTATTCAAACGTTTTACATCTGAACAACAAAATGATTTACCAAATGTTGCAGTGTTTGATAAACACAGTTATATAGCACAAGGACGTGATATGAAAGGTAAAATAGCAATGGCTTTCCGCAAAATACAAAATAAAAGGACCCCAAAATGAATAACAGCAGATTAGATAAATTCAGCAAATGGTGGAAGAAAAGTCACCATGACACTAGAGCTCATTATTGGTTGGCTAAACATTCAAGGCGTGTAAGTCACAATTATCACACACCACCAGAACAGTATGATCATTTATGTAGTATACTAAAGAGATACAACCTAAGTGAATACAAACGTTTTAGTAAAAAAGATGCTGAATTCCTATGGAGATTGATACATCCTACAATGAATCACAGACGTGAAAAGCTACTAAGCAGTGCATTATTCTTCCAAGAACAAGCAGAAGCAGTAAAGCGGAAGTTCTCAAAGTAATGTTTGATCCCAGAATATACACAGAAACTCTTATAAGCACTTGTGAGCTAAGGCTACAACTGTGGAAAGGTGTATATGAAACACTGGAAATAGACTTTGAATGCCGTACTCCTAGCCAACAAGAACTACACATATATGAAGCAATATTGCTTAAAAGAATGAAAGATGAGTTTGAAGCTGACACTAAATTAAACATACTTAAAAACATTGCAAGTGGATATCAGCACAGACATGGAACTAAGAAACCTAAAATATAAAGGTTGACAAGTAAGACATCTTGCCGTATAATAGTAGTATACAAAGTAAGAAATTAAGCAATTTTGCTTATTACACAAATGGAGTAAATACAATGAACAACTTAAACGCAAATGAAACAACCAATTTTGAATATGAAGATGAATCACAAGATTTAGCTGATATGATGCTTGATTTGTTAAAATGCAGCAGTGCTAGCAAAGATGAACCAGCTGTTTACAACTTAAATGAAATGGATATCACTAATAGTGGAGATGATTCACATTTTAAGCGCCAAACTTTTGTAGAAATTAAAGTAGTTGATTGTTTCCACAAAAAAACCAATGACAAGGTTGTTAGTTATGAAGACTTTTGGTTTGATAAAGCCGGAAATGGATTGCCAAGTGTTGGATGGGCTAAGCACCGCATTGGAACCGTAAATCTGTTACAGTCCGTGTTTACAATAAATTAGAAAATGGAAGTGACACAGAATACAACTTATTAGAGCTAGGCACTTGGTTTGCAGCAAAGAACAAGAGTTTCTCAGACCTTTGCATGGGTACTATGTTCTTTGAACCAACAAAACTACGCGCAGGTGTAAATGCTGAGTGGGCAGATATAGTATGTAGCAAAACTGGTGATGATGAATATGTTGTGCCAGAAGATATGTTCCGTGGCGTAATAGGCAGTCTGATTAGTCTACGCACAAAACTTGTAAAAGACAATGACAACAAAATGAAAGATCTTTATAAAATGTTTGCATAAAAAGGTTGACAAGCAAGACATCTTGCTGTATAATACTAAGTATAAGCAATAAAGTTTATGACACAACGGAGTATAAAATGACACAAGAAGACTTAATGATAGAAAAATTAGCAGGCAAGGCAGCAGTGGTTGACTTCCTAGAACCTTTAAATGAACTACAAGATCTTGTTACAAAACTAGGTCAAAAACAAAGCAGTAAGCTCAGTGTAAGCAAAGAAGAAAAGACTGTTTTGGCTAGTTATCAAGAAGAACTTAATACACAGGTTAAAAACTTGCAACACATGGTGTATACAGTAGCAGATCAACTTGATGTTGATACACGTCAATTAAGCACTCATTTAGATAACCTTACACGTAAGTTTGAATTTAAACTTTATATTATTAAGAGGGAGACAGCGTAATGACACAAGAAGAATTTTATAAAGAATATCCAATGGATGATGGCAAAGAACAAAGACTTGTTTTGGATCTCAGAGATTGTGAGTTAAGTTGGAGTAAGATTTCATTGGTGTTCCTTCACTTAAAATTAACACCTTACAGTGAACAATGGAATATACAGTTGAAGGAGACAGCGTAATGACAAAAGAAGAACAACTTGAATTGCTAAATGTAGCAATATTTGGATTGTGTCATACAGAAGATGGGATATATAAACAGCATGGTTCCCCTTCTTATGGTGCTGTATGGACTGATGAAATAGTTAGGGCTGAAAAATATGTTAGAACAAATCTTACAAAATACAGAAAGCAAAGACGCAAATTAACAGAGGAGACAGCGTAATGAAAACATATTACACAGTAAAATATCAAACAACAGCTAAAATCAATAACCGTAAAAAAGACACACCGGAGAACACTAAATTGGTGTGGTCAAATGACAGTGAAAAGTTTAGTAGCTTAGAAGCAGTCAAAAGATGCATGGAAGATAATGAAACAACAACATACAAAGTGTGGAAATGCACACCAGTAGAGGAGACCGCGTAATGGAATACTTAACAAAAGAAACTTGGTTAACTAAAAATGGTAATACTCTTTATCCAACTGAATATCAATACAATGAAGAAGGTGATATTGTAATCACAACATTCTCACTATTGGATGAAGATGGCATTGAACTTGATTTTCAAGTTGTATATGATTAAGGAGACAGCGTAATGGATAAATGGAAAAACCTACTATACAAACAAGTAAAATTAAATCAACAGCTAACTAAAAAAGGCTTAACTAACCCTGATCAAAGTTTGTTTGATGATGTTCAAAAAACTATGATAGAATTAGGCTATGATGTGCCTAAACTAATCCGTCAATGCAAAACTAGGTTGCAATGATTTATTTACTTATTGGATTGTCATTAATGTTTATAGCGTTTATGTTATAATAATAGAATTGCAGAACTGCAATAGGTTATAAGAGTTTATAACCATTAAACCCTTACATTGTTAT